AGCAAGCACATTTCAAAATTCGGTTTGCAGGGGGTATTCCGCTTATTTGGCGTTATCCCCATTTGCAGGGGTCATTGGAATTATATAGCTTTGTAAAATGGAGATAAGGGATATAGCCACCATATTTAAGCGTAAAGGCTTGACGTACAAGCATGTAGAAGAGACAAGTGCTGGTATGATCTACCAGGTTACCTATGAAGATTGGTTCGAATGCTACGAAGTATTCCAGAAAAAGCTCACTCCTGTCCTGGTAGACTTTGCTACACGGACATATTCTGACACAGAGTTCAAGTACAAATACCCAAAAGATGAAGACTTCGGGTATTGGGCATGGACGTACAGAACACAAAAGAAAGCGCATAAAAAACTATTAGAAATAACAGATACATATTATGAAAAAGAGAAAACTAAAGGAACTACTATATCATGCAGAGAATAGAAACGAAGCCTTTGCAGTTAGGGTCGGCCGCCTAGAAAGTGAGAATGAAAAACTCACGAAAGAACTCACCAAATGGCGCACCAGTGCCATCGAGATGCAGAACTATAACGCCAACTTTATCAAGGTTGTGGCAACCAGCTTGGGCGTTACTCAGCAGAAGATCAATGATGCCTATGATGCTGACAAGCCTGGGCAGGTGAAGGAGCCTTATTTTGATATGGGAACCGGACCTAAATTAGAGACACCAAAGCCATGGGTGCCAGAGCCAGAATCAGCAGGAGCTGCCGCACCAAGGGGTATTATCCATACTGAGTGGCCTATGGGAACCGTACCTACTCTTGAACTAAGCCCAGAAGACTTAAAACGCCGGAGAGAATCCATTGATATCAAAAACATTTTAAAGTAATGGCAAAACCTAACAGGAAACTCAGCAAAGAGGGGCAGGAGATGTATGACAACATCATGGAGCACCTCAAAAAATATGATTTATACCAGGAGATCGATGCCTCAATGGTGTTCATGACAGCTATATGGTGGCAGAACTACTTATCTGCGGTGGATGGCATCGAGAAAAACGGTACGGTGGTGTATTACGATTCAGGCCATCAGCAGGTGAGTCCTAATGTGTCCAACCTGGCTAAAGCACAGTCGGAGCTAAATAGATTATTTGACAAGTTAGGCATAGGGGAATCTTCCAGGCAATCACTAAAACTGATGGCGGCTTCCGACGCTTACGACCCGATGGAGAATTTATGATAGTCAGAGCACTTATTAATAATATTCGTATACCATATGAGACCGGTTGCTATATTGGTGTAGGAGAGATAACTATTCACGCTTTTACTGGAGAAAATCTAAAATTAAGAACGGAGACTAGATCTATAATGTCTTACGCCAACTCTGTTGGAGAGAAAGTGTTGTTTTCTCTACTTATACAAGAGGAGGGACAGCCAGATAGACAATTCGATATAGGTGACTTCATTATAATGGACTTCTATAAAAATACGGCCGAAAATCCCAGTGCAACCATGAAGCTATCCGCGTGGAAAGTTTTCAACCCACCACACGGATACCTCTAGATGAGTAGGCATTCTTATTGTTCTCTTCTGTCTTCATAAGACCCCAGGCCATTATGCTGGCTACTATACCATCGATCTGCCTGGTGGCTTTCTCTTTGTCGGGCTTGATGTTACCTGCGGGGTCCATCTTTACTACGGCATTTCCTATCTGCCATATTAGCACTGGATTGTTGAAATGTTCTATTTTTGTGTCTTCAGCATAAACATCTCGCTCAAATGCTTTCGATGGTTCGTTCATGTCTCCGAAGCCTTGCCCATGTGGCAGGAACTCTAATCCGCTCGTTGTTAGGGCATCCACTATGTTGTTTGCTCCCCAGCGGTCAAACGCTATTTTTCTTAGCTTGTAGTCTTTTTTACATTGCAAGATCGTCTGTTGTACAGCTTCGTAGTCGATAACGTTACCGGCAGTAGCCGATAGCCACCCGTCCTTCACCCACTCCATATGATGGTATCCTCTGCGCTGCATGTCATGCGCCCTGGCTTCGGGGATAAAGTGGTAGGTGATCAGGTGTGGCCTATCCAAGCCTTCTTGTATTGGGAAGGCCATTGCGAAGGAAGTCATATCTTTAACAGCGGAAATATCTAGTGCTCCGAAGCACTTTTTTCCACGTAAGATCTCATACTTCCTACCAGTGATGGAAGCATTTTTCTTCCAGGTAGATCGTTCTATCCAGACCGTTTCTGAGTCCACCCACATGTTTAGGTTCTTGGTCTGGAACTGTCTTTGTTTAGTCGGCCCTTCATTGAAGGCTTTCTGCCATCTACTACGGAGAAACTCTAGAGATACAGACACACCCAGGTTGGGGTTTGACTTGTACCACATCGCTTCATCTTGCCAATCGTCATCGGGGTCCATCGCGAAGATAAAGGGCAGCAGGTTGTTGTCTGTTTTGGTGCCATTAAGCACATCGATAGAGTTTCTCCTAAATTCGTAACATGGGTAGTTCTTATCGAAGCCAGCGGTGGTGGTTACGGCCAGGATAGGTCCATCCCATCGTGATCCTTGACCAGATTCCATCACATCGTACACATAGGACGTTTTATGGGCGTGAAACTCATCTATGACGGCCATCAGAGGGTTTAATCCATCTAAGGAGTTATAATCTGATGATAAAGGCTTCAAAAGGGAGTCTTCCTTGGGTAATTCCAATACTAGCTTGTTTCTTTTCACTCTTCTGCGTAAAGAAGCCGAATGTTTCATCATAAAGTGCATCATAGCTGATATAGACTTAAAAGTCTTCTGTGCCTGGTCTTTTACGGTCGCAGTGCAGTAAATTTCAGTACCAAACATAGAGTTTACGAACATATCGTTGGCTATGGCCGCAATTAGCTCTGTTTTGCCGTTTTTCCGGGCTATATCGAACAATAAAGTGGTATATCTGCGTACAAAACCGTTCGTATCCTCCGAAAAAGCCTGCCATCCGAATAGCATATAGACCATAATGAGCTGAAACGGTTGAGCATCGAAGGGTTTCCCTGCCCACCTATCCGAAGTATGCCGGGCAACATGTTGCAGGAAGTTGGTGTGTTTCTCCGCTTCTCGTGCGTCGAAACGCCAGTTTTGCTCCTTTAATCGCTGCATATCTTGCAGGTGACGCTGGCATTGCAGCTTAAAATAGGCCGATGTGGGTAGTTTTTCGTCCGCGTACAAGCCTATGTGTCGTTCAATCTCCTTTAAATCCATAATATTTAAAAATATTTACATATGGTAAAGATAAATGTTTTATCTTTACCCTTATTTGGATTTAGTCTAATTAAAAATAAGCCTATTGAGTTTACTCGCTAGTCTAGGGTACACTAGACCAACAGAAGAAAGGGCTAGAATAACACCGACTACACGCAGAGATACGTGGGTCGATGTAGGTGATACAGGTACTAGAGATGTGCCTGATTTCAACATTCCGCAGGTATACACAGCGTGTAGTATCTACGGCAATGCTATGTCGAGCCTAAACTTCGCGACATACAAAGATGACGGCACCAACAATATAGAGCAGGAGCGGCACTATTTAACAAGACTACTAACGGAGAGCGTAAACCCATTCATGGTCCCTAGCGACTTCTTCAGCACAATGATGTTTCACTGGGGGATCACAGGGAACGCCACGGCACTGATAGTGAGAAACAATGCTGGAGAGCCCATAGAGCTTATCTTGCTAGACCCATATGACTTCTCTACGGTAAAGATCAAGAACGGCAAAAAGCTATGGAAGTTTACGAAGTATGAAGAGGAGATAGACGATAGGGATATCTTCCATATAGCTGGTCCTGGGTGGAATGGCTTGGTAGGGAAAAACCCTATAGAGGCGCACCGGGCTACGATGAACACCAGCGTCTACATGAACAACTATATCGAGAAGTTCTATGAGAACGGTGCTCACTTAAAGCATGTGATCGAGATGGAAGGTCAACTCGAAGATGAATCGTGGAATAATTTCATGACCTCCTGGCAGGCAGTGTTCTCAGGAACGAATAACGCTGGCAAGACGGCTATCTTAGAGCACGGCATGAAGCTGAAGCCTCTGTCGTTAAATCCTATTGACGCAGCATACCTACAATTGACCGGCAACGTCACAAAAATGGTGGCTAACGTATACAGACTGCCGCTGTATCTATTTAACGAATACAAGGAAGGAGCACAATACGACAACGTAGAGAGCCAAGATTTGGCTTTCATAAAATATGCTATTGGCCCTATGGTGATCCGATGGGAGCAGGAGATCAAGAGAAAGCTACTGCCGCCTAAATCTCGGTACTTCGGTAAGTTTGACTTATTCAGCCTATCTAGAGGTGATATGCGATCTATAGCCGAGTACGCAAACAGGTACTTTGTTTTGGGTGCCTTAAATCAGGACGAAATCAGGAAGAAATACCTAAATCTCAACCCACTTCCAGATGGGCAAGGAAAAGATTACTATATCCAGGGCAACAATATGGTGCCTCTGCGGATGATAGACGATATATATGAGTCCAAGCTGCAAGGGAATGACACTCCGGGCAAAGGAAGCTCTGGAAAAGATGTAGATACGGATTTACCAACTGTAAAAGAAGACTTATGAGAACTGGCGAGCTAAGATATGTAGAGGGGGCAGACCTGGTGGAATACAAACCCGAAGGTAGATCGATTTTTGGCTATGGTGCTGTCTTTGACAAGCCTAGCCAGGTGTTGTACTCGAGAGAGGTGGGAGATTTCATTGAGACGATTGACAAACGTGCTTTTGACTCGGTATTGCAAGACCCATACATTATGGTTTTAGCTAATCACGACAAAAACATGGTCTTGGGCCGCACAGGTGCGGGGACCGCTAAAGTAGGCGTAGATGAGAGGGGTTTCTGGTACGACGTTACCGATCCTCCCGCTAGTCGTGCCGACATAGTAGAATCTATACAGAGAAGGGATGTTTTTGGGTCATCTTTCGGATTTGAGATAGAAGAAGAAGATTGGTCCAGGGGCAGCAAAACAGCCTTGCCAGAGCGCAGGCTATACAAGTTTAGGAAAGTGTTTGACTTGGGGCCAGTGAGCTATCCAGCCTATATGGATACATCTGCTGCGGCCAGGTCGTACAGAAGTTACATGGACAGCGTGAGAGAAAATGATGGGTTAAGCAACCTATATAAGTATAAAATTAAATTATTCGAAAATTCTATAATTATTTAAATAAATGAATTATGACTGAGCTTCAATCATTATACCAAAAGAAGGGTGAGTTGATTCACGAAATGCGTGACATCTATGCCAGTGCTGAGAAGAGAGGGGAAGGTCTTAATGTCGATGAAGAAGGAAAGTGGGCAAAGATAGAGGCAGACTTAAATACTGTTGAAGCTCGCATCCAGAAAGGCGAAGAAGTACGTAAGATGTTAAACTCTTACGATGCAGATATGTCTAATGCTACGGCATCGACAAAAGAGGTCCGAGATGCTTTCACCGAGAAAAATGTTTCCACTTCTGAGGCCAAGCCGAAGGAGCAGAGAACTTATGCGGAGGTCTACGACCAGTGGATTTCCAAAGGCGAGAAAGGATTAAGTAGGGAAGAGCGTTCTATGTTAGAGACACGTGGAACAGACACGCAGGTGTCCAGTTCCACTACTTTAGGTGGTTATCTCTCGCCAGAAACATGGGCTGCCAACGTAGTCGAAAGTATGAAAGCCTACGGAGGCATGATGGAAGCAGGGATGATATATTACACCAAGGGTGGAGATATACATCATATTCCTACCGAAGACACGACTACTCAGATTGGTACGCAGATTGCTAATCAAGATGATGCAATCGCTGTAGTAGATACTACCTGGGGTGAGAAAAACATGAGCGCATGGGAGTACACTTCTGGCATCATCAAACTCTCTGAGGCTATGGTTTCTGACGAGGCGTATAATGCGCCAGCAAGAGTGCAGGCCATTATAGCAAAACGTCTTGGACGCGTAGCCAACCGTGACCTTACTGTAGGAGCAGGCACAACCTTGCCCTTTGGTGTGGTCACAAGTGCTACCAACTCAGGGATCAGTGCAGGTTCTGCTACGGCTGTAACCCGCACCGAGCTACTTGACTTGATTCACTCTTTAGATCCTGCGTACAGAATAGGTGGAAAAGTGGGTTTTATGTTCAATGATGCTACTTTGGCAGCTATTAGAAAACTATCTATTGGCAGTGCTGATGACCGACCACTATGGTCACCAAGCATGCGGGAAGGTGCTCCTAATACCATAGAGGGACACAAATATTTTGTGAATCAAGATATGGATTCTATGGGATCTAGCGCTAAGTCTATTTTGTTTGGTGATTTCGATAATTACTGGATCAGAATCGTCAAGGGCTTAGACATCACTAGATCATCTGAGTTCTACTGGAACGAGAGAGCTATTGCCTATAAAGGTGTGATGCGATTTGACGGGCTCTTGGTAGACACTGCTTCAGTGAAGTATTTCCAAAACGCTGCTTAAACAATTGATTAATTATGAAATATAGTATATTAATTGCGCTATTTGCGCTATCAGTTTCAGTATCTGCTCAACGTAATGTAAACACGGTGTTTACTGTAGACACGTTAGACAATACTGAAACACTCACCTTCACTCTTGATGCTAGAATCAATGACTATGGTGATATGTTTTACCATGTAGCTGCCGACTCTTTGAGCGGAGCTACAGCAGGTACGATATATTACGAGATGTCTACGGATGCGGCAGGAACAGAGTGGACTACATTGGCTACTGATGCAATTAATGGCGTCAGCATAGATGAGAGTTATACCGCGACTGGGTTCTTAGGACTGAGAGCAAGGATACGATGTGTAGGTGTTGGCACTATGTCAACAGAGATAAGCCCATCTATATCATTTAAGCGTAGGCAGTAGTGAGGACAGTTAAAATGAAATCGAGCTTTGCAGGCATGAAAACCATGCCTGCGGGCTCTATTCAAGACATGGAAGATGCGGAGGCCAAACGTATGGTGAGCATGGGCCACGCGGAATACATAGAAGAAGAAGAAGAAGAAACGATAACGAAGGAGCCTGAGACGGCAGAAGTGAAGACAAAGTTCGAGGGTAGGCAGAAACGTACCAGAAAGAGAAAATGAAGTACTTAATCAAAAGGATATCAAATAGTGGAGCTCCCCTGATCAGTTTAGGTGAGGCTAAAACCTATTTGAAGGTCTCACATGACCTGGAAGATTCTTTGATTGCGGACTTAATAGACAGGGTCACTAACGACCTAGAGGGCTTCTTGTATTCATCTTTACAGGCGAGTACATACAAGCTCTTGATTTCTGAATGGACGGATGGGTGTATTCCTGTTACCAGAGGCCCAGTGGCTTCGGTGACTACGATAGAGTACTACGATACGGCTAATGCGCTACAGACGCTTGACGCATCCAAGTATTATGTTGCAGAGGGAGTGCCAGATTACATACAAAGGGCATACAACGAGTCGTGGCCATCGACCTACAATCGACAAGATGCGATACAGGTAACGTATACTACGTCACCTGCGGTAGAGACGAAAGTGAAATCTAGGGCATTGCAGGCCATAGCCTACTTATACGAGAATAGGGGTAGTTTGACGATGTCGGTAGACAAAGTATATCAGTCAGTCATTTTAGGGGCTGGAAGAAAACATTTCATAAAAACATAAAAGATAAAATATAATGCCAAGGACAGCTTTAACAACGAATACGACAGTGCGAGCCTTAGGGTTGGCGCCAAACTTCGAATCTTTTGATGACACTGAGGGTAACAACTTCACTAATACACAATCTGAAATTCTGTACGTCAAAAATACGGATGCTGCTGCGAAATACATACATATAATAACTCCGATCACTACAGATAGCTTACCCACTAAAGACTTAGTGGTCCTAGTGGCGGCTACGTCAGAGAGGGTTATTGGGCCGTTTCCTAACAGTATCTATGGTACTTCAGGTATTATAGAATTGGATTGCTATTCAGCAGCGGGGGTGACATTTGACGATGTTACAGATTTGGTCTCTGGTACGAGAGATACTACTGGGACTACGGTGTGTGTCATCAAAATGGGATCATTGTAAGATGCTTAATGGCTCAGTCATAAAGGATCTGGCTAGGATGGATAGGCCAATTGAGATCTATAGCACTGTCGATAGTGAGACAGACTATGGGTTTAGGTCTGTTAACCAGCTGGTATCTTCTGAGTGGGCCGAAGAGTTGCCTAAGACTAGGATGATGACCGAGGGCGTGATGGGTGGTAAAGAGGCGAGCATGCAGGAGATTCATTTCCGCATACGCAAGGCCACCACCGTAACAACTAAGCATTACTTGGTCTACGATGGGCAAGTCTATGACATCATTACTATACTTCCTGAGGGTCGAGATTATCAAGTATTGGTCACGCAGCTAAAACCAGACACACAATGGCCGTTACCTTTGAGCTAGAAAGAGTCACAGTGCGAGGATTGTCTAGAGCTTTGATACAATTGTCCCACAGGTATAATAATGGTACGCAGACTAGAAAGCTACTGCGCCCTGCTGCCGGTATAATAAACAATGCCTTAAGGTCTACTGCCACGGTGGGTAAAAATAGACATAGTAAGTGGGGGCCGATAAAGAGTTCTATACGCATATTGCCTCCAAAAAAGAGGACTCAGCGTAGTCTTGCAGTGGGTCCGTCGATGGGAAGGAATGCAAAGGCTAGATACCCAGATGGGTGGTATTACGGACTAGTAGACCAAGGTACAAAGAGGTCTAACAGAGGTGGCAAAGGACAGCGAGGACAGCACATGTTCAGTAGAGGCATAAGTTTATCGAAAAACGCAGCCCTTCGTGCGGCTAAATTTTCGATAACAAATGACTTAAAATATATTAGATTTTGAAATTAGTAGGTAAAGCCATACGGAGAATAGTAAAAGCTAGTGAGCTAAACAGCGACATAGGCACTAGGTTTTACAACGCTTTAGCTCCCCAGGGAGCTGCGTATCCTTTGGCGGTGGGAAGAGTGGTGGGAGTGACACCAGTAGACAGTAAAGCCTTCCCTGGTGGAAAGTTCGGTAGGGCTTGCACGGACACCTACATGTACAGAGTGACGGTGTATGATCATGATGCGGAGAATTGCGCAGAGATAGCCAGTAGGTTTAGGCTTGTTTTAGACAGACCTAGGCCAGGAGACTATGGTGACGGAATGCAGATCAACTTGTGCCGATTTATGGGTGCGCAAGAAGACGCATATACGGAAGATGATGGTGATCTATTTGCATGGACGCTAGATTTTGAGATTAGGATGGATTTTTCAACAGATAAGGTGTAGGAGATGGCAGTTAGGAT